AAGACAACGGTTTTGAACGTAATGCGCGACTCGGAGTCATGCAAGGGACTAATCTCATTCAGCAAACTGGTGAAGCGCAGTCCGTTCTCACCACCTACGCTCGTGTCTGGTTCCGTCCTACTGCCTTCTGGAACGATTGCGTCAAAGAGGAAGACCGCGAAGAACTGCTGGACATATTCCCGCGAGGCTGCCGAGTAAACTTCGCAGGCTCTACGTTCTGTGAATCCGAAGAACAGTCGATGGACGATTGCTGGACGGTAACGCACGCCATCCCCGGCGACGGCCAGCACCGGCCTGCCCTTGGTTCAACGCTTATCTCGGTGCAAGACCGCTACAACACCTGGTCGAACATTCAGGCCGAGACCTACGAATACGGCCTGCCGGTGACGTATCGGGACGCTGCCCTTCTTGATTCCGAGGCTGACCAGGAGATTAGCTCAGAACCCGGCTCAACCGTGGATGTAGTGCTCGCCGCAGGTGCAGACATCAACACCAAGATTCTGACTACCAGGACGGATTCCGCCTCACCCGACATGATTGCGGGCATGGCCGATCTGATGGGGCCGGTAGCACAGTTCCTAACCGGGGCTTTTCCTGCATTGCTTGGAGCTGGCGCGGCCCAGGGTGCGGCTGGTGATACCGCTTCGGGCTACAAGATGCAGATGGAGCAAGCTCTCGGACGCTGCGGCGTCACCTACGTTCGCCTGAAGCAATTTCACGCCGATATTCAGACGCTTGCCTGTAAAGACTACTGCGCCCACGCAACGGGCAAGGCTTCGATGTCAGTGCTCGGGCCGAGCGGGGATTTCGAGTCCGAAACTGTGGATATTACGGCTCTCGAAGGCGATGCAAAGGCTTATGCCGAGGGCGACGAGAACTATCCCGAACTGTGGACACAGCAACGCAACACCTTCATGCAGATTATGGACTCTCCGCAAGGCGCGGCCCTGATGCAATCTCCCAAGAACGCGGAGTTAGCGGTAAAGCTTATCGGTATCACCGGGGTTGTCCTTCCCGGCGCGCAGTGGCAGAAGAAAGCACTACGGATAATCCAGAAGTTGACTGCCAAGGTGCCTAGTGTTGACCCGAAGATGCCCGACATGTCGCCCGATATGTCCTCACAAGTTCAGACCTTGATTGACCCGCTCGAAGACCACGGAGCGGTAGGGCAAGCCGCGAAGGATTGGCTATTCGATGATGCGGGCGTGAAGTGCGAGAAAGAGAATCCGCAGGGCTTTGCCAACGTCCACGCCTACGCCACAGCAGAACTAGCGATGGTGCCGCCGCCACCGCCGCCAGAGAAGCCTCTTTCGCCTTCAATGACGATGGCGCTCGATAAGATGCCGCCTGAGGTTCAGTCGCAGGTTTTGAAAGCATGGGGGATCGACACCTCCCCGGAAGATTTCGTAGCGCAAGCAGCTTTGAAGAACGCAAGCACGTCCAAAAGCCCCACTCAGGCACCTCCGAGCCTGCCGCCTAAGAACGGGAATTCGGATGCAGGGGGCTTAGGAGCAAGCAATGGCTGAGGAACAGGTAACAGCAACTCCGGTAGAGACGGGAGCGGACACAGCATCCGCCGACGTTGAAACGACTGCAACGGAAACCGACGCGACTCAAGAGGTCGCTGAGGAAACTCCTGCCGAGGAGCAAGATTCGGCAACCGAACAGACGGAATCCGAGGAAGAATCGCCTGAAGAACCCGCTTTAACGGAGGAAGAGTTAGCGGAGTTCCGAGGCAGCGCCGGAGCACGCCTAAGGGAGATGTACAAGCAGGCTCCAGGTCTCAAGGAGCTTGTCGATAAGTACCCGAAGGTGCGCGACCAACTCGGCGTGCTGGCAAGACGCGATGCCGCGCTCAGGGACCAAAACCTGACCGTCGCAGAGCTGAAGGAATACCGCGAACGCCTTCCGAACGGCCTTCAGGACTTGAATACTATCGAGCAGGAGCTTGGAGAACTAGGGACGATTGACAACGCCTTCTATCAGGGAAACGGAGGCGAGCTTATCAACCACATGTGGAGTGCCGACCCGCAGGCGACTATCAAGACGCTCAAGGCCGTGCCTCAACTGTGGGCGCGACTGGACCCGGACAGCTACAACGAAGCGTTCTCGGCCATCATCGCATCGACGCTTTCAAAAGACCGCATCGCGGATGTCGCCTTGCGAGCTTACAACCGAGCAAAGCAGGCGGGAGACCAGGCGGGGCAGGACGACGCCGCCGACCTGTACAACTACCTGCAATCGTTCGGCAAGAAAGCGGAAGATGAGTCACCGGCTGCGAAGCGTTTGCGGGAGAAGGAAGAAGCGTTCAACCGCACAACGCAGGAGTCCGCCAAGAGGTCGGCGGAGAGCTTCAACGCCACGTTTATAGCAGAGTCCTCGAAGTTTCAGCGTGAGGCGATAAGCCAGAACCCGATATTCAAGAAGCTCCCTCAAGGTGTTTCGGAAGCCAAGAAAGCGCGCATGGTGGATTTAATCCGCTCTCAGATAACCGCCCACTTGCAGCGCAGCCGTGCGTTTATGAACCAGCTTACGCCCGCCTACAACTCCATGAATCTTGCCAAGGCCCTAGAGATTCAGAAAGGTCCGCAAGGCTGGCAGCCCTGGATTGTGAACATGTACGTCAGAAAAGTATTGGCCGAGGAAACGCCCGGACTTATCGAGGGCACCAACGCAGCCAACGCCAAGAAACGGCAAGCGGCTGCAAGGACAGGAATCTCCAACCGCGCGCCTGCGAAACAGCAAACGCCCGCTGGGAAACAGGACAAGCGTTCCAGGCCGAGCGACTTCACGATGGAAGAAATCATGTCGGGGAAAGTCCCGGAGCACATCATGGACGCATACATCGCAAATCGTGGCCGGAGATAACTGAAACGTGAACGATGTCAGCCTCTAACTCACCAAACCAGCAGTCAGTTCCGCTACAGCTAGAAGCTGTGCGCAAAAAGCTTATCTTTGCGTATGGCCGTGAAACAACGCTGCTCGATTTAATCAAGTCACGCGGCGATTCGCTTGACGCTTCGACCCGCAACATTCGCCTTCCGCAGTTGATTCGTCCGGGCGGTGTCGGCGGGCAGAACACGATGGACTTTACCGACCTTGGCCGTGGCTCCGGGTCAGTCTTCGAGGTTGGCACGCTCTCAACGCTCGGCTTCACGTGGGCGATTGAAGTTTCCAAACTCGCGGAATACGCCACAGACGGAAAGGACAAGGCCATCGAGAGCACGCCTGCCATCGAAGCCTCCGAGGCGGTTGAGAACTTCAAATCCTATCTCGATTCTATCTACAACACGAACGGGACAGGCCAGAAGGACACTATCTCGGCCATCAGCGGAAACATCCTCACCGTTGCGAACGCGGATATGTTCCAGACGAGCGAGAACATCATGGTCTATCCCACGGGTCTTGCTTCCGCTCCTCGCGGCGTGGCGACGGTTGTTTACGTTGACCCCGCGCTTCAGCAGATTGGGCTAAACGCTCTGCCTCCGGGAACGATTGTTGGCGATGCTCTCGTCATCAACATCAACACCGGCTCGGCTGGTGCAAACCCGATTTCTCTCGAAGGCTTGCTCTACAACCACGTTGATTCGCAGACCGGAACCTGGAACAACCTGGCACGCTCAACGTATCCGTCCGAACTCAAGACGCCTCACGTTGCCGCTGCGGGCGCTTCCTTGACTCCCGGTATTCGCCGCTTGATGACGCAGAAGATGCGGCGCGTGTTGATGTCCCGATTCGAGACCGAAGCAATGGTCGCCTACTGGGGCGTTGACCAGGAATCGGCCTGGGAAGCAAACGGCATCACCGTAACTGAAAACATCTTCCAGCAAATCAAGGGAGATGAGCAGCCGGACATGCTGAAGAGGCGCACACCGCAGAGCTTTGGCGGCATCCCGACGAAGACTTCACTTCATGCGGTCAAAGGCCGCGTTGACTTGATTCTTCCCGCACACTGGGGCAAAGGCGTAACCAAGGAATTTGGTCCATACACCGAAGGCGGTCAGACTACGTTCCCGATTTACGCGCT